AAGGGGTGTAGTTAACTACATGACATCTGACAGAAGGCGAGGACGTGTACTCTTGAGTTGCTCTAACCACTGACACTAACTGGTTTTACCATAGGGATAGGTGACGAGCATGTCAAATTCTAATTTGGGCAGAACAGAGATACTCTGTTAAACCGTCATATGATTTTAGTGCACTTCTATTCACAATAGTAAGGTTGTACCGTTTGGCTAGCCCCCAGGGGAAAACCTGTGGCTAAACCATATGATTGGAGAGTAGGGAGTACCCACTCCTATGATCCTGGTGAAAGGTGTTTTCAACACCTCCACTGGCATTTTAATTGCCTTAAGATCAAACCAATCGGGTTTGTTCCTTAAATTGGATAGATGACCTTTTCCTGTAAGGATGATATCCAGTAATGGGTGAAGTATATAATACGTGCCTGCTAGCAAATAAGGCCAACGTGAATGATGTTCTATATACATAAATCTTATTGTGTTTTAAATACAGTGTCAAAGCTGAGCTCTGGACACAATAAGTAAAGGTGTACAAATGAAGATTTAGTTTGTACATCGAGCATCAAGGGGATGGATAGTGAGATACAACCATCGCCCACGGGACTCATCTGCCGAAGACAGAGTTTCCTAACCTATACTTACAGCGAGTATCATTCCCAAGGGAAGACTAAGTCTTACCCAATGGAAACAATTAGAATGTGAAATTATCATACTCTGTTCACTTTAAATACGAATTAGAAAGCTACAAACATTTTTATGTTCTTAAATATAGGTCTAATCGATAATATATTTATTGTAATTACCTGTTTAGTTTGTTTTCTGCATCCCTTTGTATGATATCCTAAAAAGGACCTACGAGGAGAGCGACTTGCGTCGCAGCAGTGAATGAGCTATAAGGAATTACCTAGATATATTACCGTTTTAGAAAACCTATTCCTTCGAGATCGTATCAGCTCTGAAAAGAGTTGACCGTCATTTCGTAGGTTACTAGGTCCTATAATGAAGATGTGGAAACTGTCGGGTATTACTTTTACTATCACTTATTGATCTGAAGTTTTAAGGTTGGTGGTCTGTTACGTAGATGAACGTAATAGATTTACTCCCTCAACTTCAATATGGGTTAAGACTCATAGAGGAAAGCGCTCCTTGACTTCCTTTGCAGGTTTGCCAATGTGTTTACCTATCAGGATAAAGACACTTTGTCTACGTGTGAAGAAAGGAATTGCCATGGGATCATTATCCCGTGGTGATCTAGTCTTGTTTAAACTGTTGCTTACCGCTATCTCATTCTTTCGCGCGACTTCTCCTGTATGGGCTGAAGTAAAGAAAAGTACTATCACGGATCCCTTTTCGGGAACGTGTGATACTCTCGATACTAAATCCATAGAAGAAGCGTTGAAAACAATGGGATGAAGCGGTAAGAAGGGTGATTTGTTTAAATCCAAACCAACCATCTTTCAGTTTTCACAAAAGGCTGGACCAAACGCTAACCTGGCAATACTTGGTATTGGGATAGACTTGTTGGGATGAATGCTAAGACCAAATAGTTACAGTCAATATTGTAAAATGTGTTATACACGTGGATATTGAATGCTTTTAAACACATTTGTTCTTAGTTCCGTTTTACTCTTACCCGTGGCTATTGTGATCTACTTTGTAGGTCATAAACCTTGACTAGGCCGCATAGCGGTTCTAGACGAGGCTCGGGGAAAACGTCGTTTGATTGGAATCACCGATTGATGAACGCAAGTACTCCTAAGACCTCTACATGACGACATTTATAAATTCTTGGCCACCGTGCCACAGGATGGAACAAATGACCAATCCAAACCGATTATAGCATTGCTTAAAAGTTTGGGTGTAAAATGTACTGTCAAAACTGGAGGAAAGAGGCTGCAGTCAATGGATCTTTCCGCTGCGACGGACCGCCTTCCCGTTGTTCTACAAGAGCAAATCCTGAATATCCTTGGATTTGAGGGTACACTTTGAAAAGGTGTACTGGACAGAGAGTGAGACCTCGAAGGAGAAACCGTGCGGTATTCCGTCGGTCAACCTATGGGGGCATACTCCTCATTCGCATGTCTAGCTCTAACACACCATGTGATTGTTAGGGTTGCTTCAATTCAAGCAGGTGTTAACCCTAAGAAACTACTTTATGCAGTTCTTGGGGATGACGGTGCTCTTGCACATGAGAAGGTGGCAAAGTACTATCGTGATATCTTTTTACAATTAGGTATGAAGATTAATCCGATAAAAGGCTTTGATGGAACGGTATTAGAGTTCGCCAAACAACTTTGAACTATCAATGGGTACAACATTTCCCCACTTGGTGCCAAAAACATTCTACTCTTTATGCGAAATGTCGAGTTCCTGCCATCTATCATCTATGAGTTAATAGTTAAGAGGTTCCCAATGTTCAAACTTGAGAAGAAAGCTAGAAGCCTTCTTAACAAGGTTGGAATTGAGGATTTCAAAAACTATAGAAACTGGAAGAGAAGCGCTGACGGTTCCCGTGCATTGCCACTACTTAACTTTACGGCCTTAGAAAGTCTAATTTTAAAACTCTTCTTTCAAAAGAGAATTAAGAGAGACGGAAAGTTTGTGACTGTTAAATCAGATCGATTTGCCGGTCCGGACGATCCATTCTTTGGTACATTGGTTAGAGTGCGCATTCGAGTATTAATGGCAATTGGACCGAGAAGTGGTTTATGATACCTAGACAAGAAAGTAACCGAATGAATGTTTGGATCCTTTATAGATGGTTTCTGACGTCAACAATTCATCGCCGCTGTTACCATGTGAGGTTTCTGAAAGAAACCTAAGCACTTGATATTACGCTGAGTGAAAAAAGACGAAGAACCTACTATATTGGATGCTATCCGAACATTTAAACGGGAAGTTTCTAATTTAGGTAAGTACCTTGGTGCCCTGGTAAGGGTTCCTTGGACTTACGTACCTAATTGACAGTCTTGAGAAGATGGATCTTTCCGTCTACCTGAGGCTAGAAGTGATTGGCCTATTGTTCATCCACTAGTGAACTTCATGTACTCCTATATTGCAGTAGCAGTACCAACAGTTCCAAATTTATTCGTGAGGTTCTTAAAACAACTTCAAAAAGTAATTACCGGCCTGGTACTAATCATACGTTGGCGTACTCTTGAGTACTTACGGGTCATAACGATCCGAAAGGAAACAGATATACGTTGATGTGTGGTCGTACTAAGCTTCCTTCTGTGTTCTACTTGAATGGGTTTAATCTTTAATACAATAATCATTGTATGTGTACATGAATTCATGTATACAGACTGATTTGCCCAAGCAATTAGAATGCAAATCCACTCTACACGCGGTTATTCTTACTGACCAGCCTACGATCCTATGAGTTCATCTGTCACAACCCTTGAAAAGGTTGCTGATAAGGTGAAACTTGAGGATAGTGGGGCGTATCGCAGCTTGATACGTATGTCTAGTGGGGTTGGTTTCGTTAACAAATATCTCCGTAATAGGGATACAAGTCTATCGGGAACCAAGAAGGTAGTAACTAAATCTTCAGGTCGTAGTAAGCGAGGAGTGGTGATCACCACCCCTACGACAGTAACTGGTAAGCGAGCCAGGGTAATCACCCGGGCACAGTCGCTTAAAAGTCCTGTATCCTAACGATTTCGTTTGGATAGGAACTGAACACTACAGTATAAAAGGTGTATCTGTGACAAAGAGTTATGACAGTGATGTCATACTCCCCATTATGTTAAATAATGGACCCAATTCACAGATTAGGGATGGTTAATCC